ACCAATTGCCCTAAATTAGCACCAGTTGCTCCGGCGATATCACCAAGCCACTTCATTCGTGAGCCAAGTTTATCAACACTAACACCAGCACCAAGCAAGGTTCGAGCCGCTGCATTAATATCATCAGCACTAAAGGCTGTTTCCAAACTAAATTTATTAAGCTGTGCCATCACCTTTCGAGCACCTTCGGCTGATCCAGTCAAGCTCTCAAAACTAGCCCGTACCGATTGTAAGGTTGAGGCTTCTTTCACAAAAGCATTCAAGCCAAAACTTCCACCAATCAAAGTAGCGCCCAGTAGCTTCATTGCACCCTGAACTTTTCCGGCCATATTATTCGCACTGTTTGCGATACTTTCCAAGCTTCGTTTATTCCTCTTAGAAAAATCATCAACAGTTTTACCAGCGCTCTTCATAAGAGTTTCAAACTGTTTAGTATCTGCTCGAACTGTTAGCGTAATCGTATTGCTCATTACCTAGTCTTTCTTTTCATTTCTTCAATTTGTTTAGCCTCAAAATTGGCTTCAATATTTAGCTTAATTCTAATCGCATCAATAAACTCGGCTGGCTGGTTTTGATATTCCCACCAAGTCCAGCCGAATTTTTCACATATTATAGCAATCATGAACATCTCAGGCACTTCGCCCTTACCAGCTTTTACGCTTCGTTCGTAAGTTCTGGCGTCTTGGGCGAGCTTGCTAAATTTTGACTATTTCGCTCAAAAACTTCGCTACAAGCTTTCGAGATAGCTTCATAATCTTCAGCAAATTCGCTATCCATTAGTTTATCGAAAGCTCCTTCAGTTGTGCCGTCATAATCAACCAATAAAATTTCAGTGGCAAGCTCTTGTGCTTCAATCATTTGGTCGCCTTCTACCACAAACTCAATCTCACCGCCTTGAATGCTTTCGGGTGTAATTTTTTGGCGCGAAAGTAATGCTTTTTGGTATCTATTGCGGTCTCGAACTCGCAAAAAGTTTCTAATCACAGCATATCGGCCGTTTTCTAATTCAATTCGTTGATCTCGCATTTTTCCTCCTAATAATCAAAGCTATTGATCAATTCAGCTTCAATAGTTTTTCCAGTTTTAATATCATTTAACACTTCAAAGTTGATTGTTTCAGTAGCCAAATCACTCAAGCCATAGCTTGGGTCATAGCTCGAAATTCCAATTTTAGCCGCACGAATTTTCAAGCTTGTTGGTGTTTTTGTTCCAGCTTTATGGCGGTCATCAATTAAACCAAATTCCAAAGCATAGCTTTTACCATTCACAGTTGCATCTTGATATTTCGTGTTCTGAATTTTTTGTTCAAAGCTTCCGCTTGCTTCAAAGTCCATATTGAAAATCTCGCTCACATCACCTTTGTAAAAGTCTGTGTTCAAGTTCTTTTTAAACTCCAAGCTAAAGCTTGTTGGCATTACATCGGGTGCAGTTGCAAGTCCGGTTAAATCATCAGCAAGTTTCAAATAAAAATCTTTCGGCAAGAACTCAGGTTCGTCAATGTATCCTGCAATAATTGAGTTTTTAGCCACTCGCTCACCTTTTTTTGAAATAAAGTTCATTTCAATTTTTGGATAATCATCAGCTTGCCAAGAAATTTTAAAGCTATCAAGCATTGCAAAAGTGTATTTTTTCGCCTCAATGTCATTTTTAATAGCTAAAGTCGCCGAACTGTGACTATTTGAATTACTTAAAGCAAAATTATATTTTTTAGCTTTATTGTCGTCATCAACTGCACCTTTTGTAGGTTTTTGACCAAACGCCAATACTAAAAAGTAATAAAGCCCCTTGATAAACATTTTTCCACCGATCGAGCCTTCACCTTTAACACTCATTACATCGATTGAGTTATTTTTTACGATTGAGCCATATGCAGATTCATTATTTTTAGTTTCGATCGTATCTTTAAAACTAAAATCAAGCTGTGGATAAAAATAGCTTGGGTCTTTTGCAGTCCCCCTCGTATCTTCTAGATTAATTCCAATAGCTATTTTTCGACCAACGATTGCGCCTTCATTCATCTTCTTCTCCTTTTAAAATTAAAGCCCAACCAACCAAATTTTAAACCAAAAGAAAATACGGCTGTTTGAGCCGTATATTATGTTTTTATTATATCAATTATTTAGTTTTTTCGCAAGCACTAAACCTTCGACCTTCGAAAGCCGGCACTTTGAGCTTCAGCCACTTTCACCCCAAAACTCAAACTTAACTCTCTTGTAAAGATTCCATCACCTCTTTCACCGTAGCCATATTCCATTTTTACACCAGATTCGCCCAGATTCAAAGCTACTCGTTCACCCAGATAACCAGCATCTTGGTTTTTTACCAAAATTCCCATTATCGAATCCGGCAAAAGTTGCATCTTTTCATTTCTACCGCAAACAATTCGATGCAAGGTTGCAAAACTATTAATATTTTTAGCGTTCGTGGTTAAATCTCGGGTCAAATCCACCGCCACGGTTAATTTTACAGTTAAATTTGTAGTAATTTCAAACGCGGCCGAATCTTCCACATCTTGTTCTGTGTATTCCATAAAACAAAGCGGTAAAGAATTTTTCGCCACTACCACAGGTTCACCAAAATAAAACCGCCCCTTTAATTCTTTCACACAGTTTTTCTCTAAAATATTCTTAATTCGTTCAAGTATTGGGTCTTTATAAAAATTATTATTCATCATCTACTCTCCTCAAATAAATATTTTTGAATATTCTGCCTTAATTCTTGCCAGTCCATCTCACGCACACCCCACATCTTTCGCACCGGTAGTTTTCGTGTTCCTAGCTGATGAAATTTAAAATAGGGCACCGAGTTTGTAAACTCCACTTCCTGCGGTCTAGTTGTATGTTTAAAACCTTTCTGCATTCTGCGTGTTTTTCGCAAAATCGGGTGACTGTAAGCTTTCTTTCTTCGTTTCCACCCACCAAAGCCTGAACCACTACCCTCAAAGTTTCTTTGAATTTCTCGCTCAAAATAATTAGCAAAATCTTCAAGAGGCTTACTCAAGTTTTGAGATTGTTTCCAACGATTTTCAAAATCTCGAATAATCGCCTTTTCACCAGAACTCTCGATCGAAAATTGAATTAAACTCATTTAAAAATCCTCAATTCTCTGCTGTCGATATTTACCAAATAAATCTTCATCCCCCGCACTCCATACTTCATTTTCAGTACGTTTTTCTTCTTCGGTTTCTTGCAAAGCTTTAATTTCTGCTTTAGCCAGTTCAATTTTACGATAGCCATCTTTACTTGTGTCGGCTATCTCTTGATTAAAGCCATATTCTCGCACTAATAGTTTTCCGGCGGCGTAAATTCGCACGATATAACCCACAATATCACGGTTTTGTTCTATCGTACTAATAGCTAAAACTTTTCGAATTTCAGCCAATACTTCACCGCGGATTTTCTCCACCAGTGCTTGTCGAACATTGCTATAATTATAACTAACATTGGCAATTTCGCCGTTTTTTGAGTTATTAGCCAGTTTAATAACGCCATTTTCAGCATCAATATTTGATACTTCCATTTTTTCACCACCGCAAAATACAGTCACATCTTCAAAATCAACCAAATCATTATAATTTGAATCTGCAATAATTCCATCATTTAAAATAATATGATTTCCTTGAACCTCTGCACTAATATTCTGCTGCCGATGAATTAGCCCTGCTTCTTCCAAGATAGCTTGCACACTTTCAAAATTTTTATCACTCATTTTATTCCTTTCTGGCTTGCAAAAAAGAAAAAACGACTCTTTTGAAAGCCGTCTATTACTTTTTTATTATATCAAATTTTTGGCCAAAATAAAACCAGCCAAATTGGCTGATTCTATTCTCAAAAGTTAGCTTATTTTCCAGTTGAGGCTACAATTCGTTGAACATCAGCAAATGCTGCGTCGAATCGGCCACGAAGTCCCCAGCTAAATACATCAGTTTCGAAAGCTCGATCGCTGTTTAGGTCGGTTTTCGCTACAGGTGCACCAACTTTTACGCGTTCAGCAATTGTAAGTGGCGTAATTCCATCGCCTGCTGCAACCAACGCCCAAGTTGTGCCACTAATTCGTGGATCAACAATTAGTTCAACCGCTTTATAGTCGGTATTAGTTTCACCATTCGCACCAGTCATTGCTTTCAAAATCTTTTCAGCAGCGGCACGGTTTTTTGTTCCAACAATCAAGTGAGTTGGCATTGCAAAAATTGGTTCGCCATCGCTATCAGTCATTGCA